TGGCAGGCCGTCCCAGCAACCTAGAAATTGGTGGGCAGCTCTTCCCGTGTTACGACCTTGACTGTGGCATACAAGCACAAAGCGCATAAGGAGAAACTATGTACCAATACTTTATTATCAGCCCACGCCTCGGAACCCCGGGCGATCAGTTCATCCCAGAGGAAGGTGTCAACATTGACGCACTGCTCGACGGCGGCCTGATATCCACCGACACTGCAAAGAAATCATCTAAAGTCAAATCAGAACCCAAGGAGCAATAGACATGGCTATCAGCAGCACTTACCTTTCTAACCCAAGCATCACGATCAACTCGGTTGACTTGTCCGATCAGTGCACAAGCGCGGTCATCAACTATGTGTCGGAGCAATTAGAAAACACGACATTTTCCAACACTTCGCGCAGCTTCACATCTGGCCTGTACTCGAACACTGTCACCGTAACTCTTTATCAGTCATATGCAGCTTCGGAGACTGAGGCCAGCATTTACAGCCTTGTGGGCACAACTACGACGCTTGTCTTAAAGCCATCTTCATCGGCTGTCGGTGCTGCAAACCCTTCGTACACTTTGACGGGCGCGTTCTTGTCGGCACATACACCGATTAACGCTTCGCTTGGCGAACTGTCCACGATTGACCTGACATTTAGCGGTGGCGTTTTAACTAAAGCCGTCGCATGATCTCGCGGCATCAGCCGCTGAGAATTACAAGTAGCAAGACCGCACAAGCGGAGCCTTGCCCGACAAAGGAGAAACAATGAAAGTCAAACTATCCATTGACCTTGGCGACGGTAAGCCAGCGCGTGAAATGACCACCAACATGCTTGCCATCGTTGACTGGGAACGAACAGAAAACCGTCGATCAGCAGACGGCAAAGGCATCGGCTTCAGCGACATGTGCTGCTGGGCTTACACACTTTGCAAACTTGCTGGAGACAAAGTGCCAGCCAACTGGCGCGAATGGGTTGCCGAAAACCCTGACATGACCATTACACCTATCAACGAGCTAGTTGACGAGACCCCTTTCATCGAGGGACTTGGCGGCGAAGCCTCTGCGAAGTCCTAGCGTTAACAGGCTTCTGGCCAAAGGAGATCGAGTTCACCATGCGAGACCTGAACACCGTCACCTATGTGCTTGAGCAGATGCACCGCAAGAAGTAACCATGCCTGTCTCTCACAGCGTCGAAGTAGTCGGTCTGAAGGAAACGATTAACGCCTTGCGCAAGATTGACCCACAGCTGCAAAAAGACTTTAAGGCTGACGCGACAGCGATCGCACAGCCAGCCATTAACGCTGCGAAGGCTGCATACACGCAGATACCGCTATCGCACATGCGATACAAATGGAATGATCGAGGCCGCAAGGTATTTCCATTTACGGTCTCGGGGGCACAGTCAGGCGTAAAGATGCGCTTTGACACTCGACGCAATGCTGTAGGCGTGATCCTGATAGAGCAAAAGAACCAAGCAGCTGCAATCTTTGAGGGCGCAGGACGCAAGACAACTAATCGCCTAGGTCAATCGCTTGACTTTGTGAGCAGTGAGCGTGGCTTTGCGATGGCGATGCCGGGTAGGACTCGACTAATTGGCCCAGCGGTCTATAAAGCGCGGCGCGGTATTGAGTCTGAGATGGAAAAGATGGTGCTCAAGACCATCAACGAAATACAGAAAGAACTGAACTAATGGCACTGTCTATCCCCATCATTAGCGAGTTTCAAGGCGGCGGCGTTGACAAAGCCATTAAACAGTTTCAGCAGCTCGACGGCGTAGGCGCAAAGACAGGCTTTGCATTAAAGAAAGCTTTTCTGCCTGCCACGGCTGCGCTCGGTGCATTGACCGCTGGCATCGGTCTAGCCACAAAAGCAGCAATGGAAGACGAGGCTGCACAGCTTGAGTTGGCTCGCCAGTTACGCACCACGACACAAGCCACAGATGCCCAAATCAAAGCGGTAGAGCAGTCCATTAGCGCCTTTAGTAAGCAGACCGCAATGGCTGACGATCAGCTGCGCCCAGCGTTGGCAAACCTTGTGCGCGCTACAGGCTCGCTTGAGTTGTCACAAAAGGCAATGTCGGTCACTGCCGATTTGGCTACAGCCAAGAACATTGACATGGAAACTGCCAGCGTGGCGGTATCTAAAGCTCTTGCAGGCCAGACAACTGCGCTTATCAAATTAGACCCATCGCTTAAGGGCGTGATTGACTCGTCCTCGAGCGCTGACGAGATCATGCAGGCGCTTAACAATTCGGTGGGCGGCGCTGCTGAGACCTTCGCCAATAGTGCTGAGGGCGGTCTAAAGAACTTCGGCATCCAAATGGACGAACTGAAGGAGAGCATTGGCGCGGCGTTTATTCCTGTCATGGAGAAACTGCTGCCACTAGTCCTAAACTTCACCACATTCCTTCAAGACAACACCAAGGCACTGCTCATTGTGATTGGCGCTATCGCAGCGATGACAGCAGCCATAGTGACCGCTAACATCGCCATGAAGGCTTACAACGCTTTACAGATCGTCATTACGGCAGCCAACGCTGTGCTAGCAGGATCATTCACCACGGTCTCGCTATCGGCTGGTGTGCTGGCTAAAGGCTTAGGGGTAGTAATGATTACCCTTGCCGCGCTTTACGAGCTGTACCGCGAAGGCCCTCGAGCGATCGCCGAGTTTATGCTGCCGTTTAAGCAGTTTGCTGTTGGCGTGTACAACTCGGTCAAGGTAGTTGCCAACGGTATAAACCAAATTATTAACGCCGCGATCATTGGACTGAACCAACTGATTAACGCGCTCAATGTGATACCGGGTGTCAGCATTGACTTAATACCGCTAGTCCCAATGCTTGATTACACAGCACTGCCAGAACTAGACACGCCAGCTGCTCGAGGCTCAGGCTTCGCGCGTGAAGGCGGCACAGGCTCTATTGGCTCAAGCCCTATGGCAATGATCGAGTCTGCGCTAGTAGCACCAACATCATCTGCTGGCGGTGGCGGTGGTAAAGCCTCAAGCGTCCTAGACCTAAGCAAGAACTATGCAGGCAACATGGGCGGCAACTACGGCATCACAGGCAACGCAGCAGACTTCTCCAGCCTCTTCGATCAGTTCATGGTTGAGCGCGGCACACCGATCACAGTCAATGTCAACGGCGGTCTAGCCACATCAGCAGACATCGGGCGCGCTGTAGTGAACAGCATTAAAGCCATGAACCGAGTGGACGGCCCAGCACAAATACAGGTCGCCTAATGGCTACCACGATCGTCCAGTCAGGGTCTTACGATCTCAAGATTGCTACGGGCTTCCTCATTGACGCGTTTACGCTCGACGACCCAGTGAAGGGCTTGCTGGACTCTACTGAGTTCGTGCTGGACGGTACGACAGAGTTTGCTTCCGTAATTGACGGTGCTACAGGCATTAGCGTGTTCCGTGGACGCAGAGACATAGGCGACCAGTTTACTGCTGGCACAATGAGCTTCGATCTAAACGACACATTCACAGGCGGTATCTTTAACCCGTTCGATACACAGTCACCGTATTACGACACTGCTCAGGCTGTGCCGGGTCTAGCCCCTATGCGCAAGGTCGTGCTCAGCCGTGAAGGCGAGGAACTGTTCAACGGCTACATCGTTGACTACTCGTATAACTTCAATTTGGGCGGTCTTGATACCGTCAGTGTTGCTTGCGCTGATGACTTCTATCTGCTCAGCCAGACCTACCTAAACGAATGGAATGTTGACGAACAACTTGCCAGCGCTCGACTAGTTGAGCTGCTAGCACTTCCTGAGGTAAACGCGTTTCAATTGCCAGGGGAACAGAACATTGAGACCTCGACGATCACCCTCGGCGGCGCATCCGCCTACACCGTCCCGAACGGCACATCGGTCGCTGCGTACACAGCCAAAATTAACGAGTCTGTACAGGGACGCATCTTTATTGCCCGTGACGGCGTGTTTACATTCCAAGACCGCATCGGCAACACGCTCTCAGCATCGGTAGCAGACTTCCACGATGACGGCACAAACATCCCTTACGACAATGTGGGCATCTCGTTTGAGGCTAATCAGGTAATTAACAGAGCATCAGTAACCCACGCTGGGGCAACAGTCCCAGAAATCGCCGAGGACTTGACCTCGCAGGCCACCTACTTTATTCAGACCACAGCCATCGGTGACGCTCTAGTCCACGACAACACGGCAGCCCTAGCCCTTGCCGAGTACCTACTTGTAGGCCAGCCAGAGGCGCGCTACACCAATGTGTCCACCCTGTTTGCGTCGCTGACCGATGCCCAGCGCGACACTGTGGCAGTCCTCGAGATCGGCAACACCGTCACCATTGAAAAGTCATTTACCAGCGGCAACACGATCACATCTTTGGCACAAGAACTGGCGATCGAGGGCATACAGCATGAGATTGACCTGTCTACAGGCCACAGGATCACCCTATTCACATCGCCCACAACGCTCGTGTTTGAGCTGATCTTGGACGATCTCGTATATGGCACACTCGACACAGAAAATGTCTTAGGATAAGGAGCACTTATGGCAATACAAGATTTCGTAGCAGGGCAAGTATTAACAGCAGCCCAAATGGACTCGTTGCAAGCCAACGACTACAACTGGACTGTCAGCAACAAAACAGCGTCCTACACTCTTGTAGCAGCAGACAAAGGCACTCGAGTAGTAATGAGCAATGCCGGGGCAACCACGATCACGGTAAACACTTCGCTGTTTGCAGCTGGTGACACACTCTTTATTCAGAACATTGGTGCTGGCACTTGCACGATTACGGCTGGCACAGCAACGGTCACGACCGCTGGCTCTTTAGCGTTGGCACAATGGGGGGGTGGCACGCTTTATTTTACTAGTGCTAGTGCTGCTATTTTTTTTAGCGGTGGCGGTGTCGGTTATGGAACAGCAACGGGCGGTAGTTCGTCGAGTATTACGGTTGGCGGCGTAGCGTACACGCTGCTTACTTTTACAAGTGACAGCACCTTGACTGTCACAAAAGATGGGCTTTTTGATTGCACGATCATTGGCGGCGGAGGTGCAGGAACAACTGGTTTATCAACTACTAACGGCGGTGGTGCTGGTGCTGGCGGTTTAATTCAAACCACAATTTATTTGACCGCGACAACTCACGCAGTAGACATTGGTGCTGGCGCAGCGGCTGGTGTAAACAATGCACAAACAGGTTTTTCTTCAAGTATTGGCACAGCACTAATTGTCCCTGGTGGTGGTGCTGGCGGCTATACCTACGGTCAGGGCGGTTTTTCGTTAGGTACTAACGGAGCTTCTGGCGGCGGTGGATCATCTTTTGTGCAGGGTTATACAGCAGGTTTTGGTCAAACTGGTTTGGGTAAAGATGGCGGAACAGGAACTAACAGCGGAAGCGGTGGCGCTGCTGGCGGAGGCGGAGGATCGGCAGCAGTCGGTGCAAACGGTGCAGGAACAACTGGCGGCAATGGTGGAGCAGGAACAGATATTGGGACTTGGTTAGGTGCTGGCTCGACCTTTGTAGCCGCTGGCGGTGGCGGTGGAGGCGCAACGGGAGGAACAGGCGGCAGTTCAATCGGTGGCAACGGTGGCTCAACGGGAGCAAAAAATGGCACTGCTGGCGCGGCGAACACAGGATCAGGTGGTGGTGGGCCATGTGATACAGGAACAGGCGCTGCTGGCGGCAGCGGCGTAATTTATGTGAGGTTTAAGTCATGACAAACCATCAGTATTTTGCACAAATAGACGACAACAATGTTGTCACGCATGTTGCTGTGGTGCACCAAGATTTTTTGGAAGCAAACCCTGAGCGTTACCCAGGCACATGGGTAGAAACATTTTTTGATGTTGAGGGCAAAACTTACGCTGGCATTGGTTACACCTATGACCCTGTAACAAAAGATTTTACAGCGCCACCACACCCACCAATACCTGAGGCATAATGCGATGGGCGAAATACGCGGCGCTGCTCTTTATGGTTGCAGTAGTGGCGGCGGTGCTTAATGGATGCAGCAGCACAAGAGTCAACATCGAACCAAATAGGTGCTTTACGCGGACGGCTTGCGATGTCGCCAGAGGATAAACACGCACGACTAATCCTGATTGTTGGCATCACACTCTCGATCAGCTTTGCCGCGATCGTGCTCGGCTTTGTTTACGGCCTACTGTTTGTCAATCAGCCGCTTGAGCAAGCCCCCAACGACGCAGCTTTTATAGACCTACTCTCCACCGTTGTCGTGTTCCTCACAGGATCACTCGGCGGCCTATTAGCATCTAACGGAATGAAAAAAGCCAAACAGACAGGGGCAACAAATGAAAGCCAGTGATAAAGCAATGATCTCGACCTACATCAACAGTGCCATTGCAGCAGCAGTAGCGCTCTACATGTCAGGCAACACCGATCCCAACGACCTGCTCGGTGCAGCCATCGCAGCTGTAGCACCACTATTCATCGGCTATGTCAACCCGAAAAACAAGGCTTATGGCATCGGCAAAAACCCCAAAGCCTAAAGCACCCACGCTCACTGTCGTTCCAGACAAACTCGAGCGCCACTATCACAAGTTGGTAATGCCGTCAACGCTTGCCCATGTAACCCCGGGTGAACTATTAGCAGGCCTGCTCGTCG